CTTACATGGATGCTGAACCAGATATTGACCAAACAATTAATATGGGGTCATCATTAGGTGCAGGTGGAACTGATGCTCTAAGAGCTCAGATGGCTCATAAAATGGGCTATGGTGATGTGAGTTCCCAAGGTGGACCAAAAAGAGGATTAGGTGTATCAACTGGCTTAGCAGCATTGGATAGAGTATTGAATAGAGATAATTCTGAACTTGTAAAAAAGTTTAAAAGATAAATGCAAGAAATTCTAACCATACTTGTCGTGGGATATTCTATCAATATTTTGATAGGAATATTCAGAGATGATAAGTGCGGGTGTAATGATTGTAATTGTGGAGATAAATAAAAATGGCATATGTAATTGGTAGAAAAGTTGTAAAGGATACTGAATCAGATTTTGATTCTTTTGCATATGGAATTGCATCGCCCACCAAACGTGGTGCAGTAATGTTTGAACAAACATTTACTTCATATGATGCGGCTAAGAGTAATCTTAGAAATTTAATGTTAACTGCTCGTGGTGAACGAGTAATGCAACCTGAGTTTGGTACTGGGTTACATGAACTATTATTCGAACCATTTGATGATACGTATGAGAGTAGGTTGCAAGAAATGATAACTCAATCTGTAAATTTTTGGTTACCATATATTACCATAGAATCAATTGAAGTTGATATGAGTGATGAAATGAAAGATAGACATACAGCAAATGTTAGCATACAATTCACAGTTGGTAATGATATAGAAACACAAGAAATAACCTTTACAGTACAGGGATAATACAATATGGCACTTAATAGTACAAATAAAAAAAATAAGGGTAGGGATATAAAGTATCTTAATAAAGATTTTGGACAATTCAGACAAAATCTAATTGAATACTCTAAAACATATTTTCCACAAACTTATACTGATTTTAACGAATCGTCACCTGGTATGATGTTCATAGAAATGGCATCATATCTTGGTGATGTTCTTGGATATTATATTGATGATACTTTAAAAGAATCATTAATGACAACTGCTGAAGATAAAACTAATATAATGGCTTTATCACAATATTTGGGTTACAAATCAAAGGTAACTTCACCTGCAGTTGTTAAATTAGCAGTTTATCAAAGAGTTGGTGTATTAAATGCACAAACAAATCCAGAACCCAATACTGCTTATCTATTAAGAATTAAAGAAGGAATGAGTGTAGTTTCCAATACGGGAGTTTCATTTAGAACAACTGAATTGGTAGACTTTTCAGATGACATTGATAGAGAAGTGACCATATATAATCGTGATAGTCAAGGATATCCTGCAAATTATCTTATTAAGAAATATGTAAATGCAATTTCTGCAGAATTAAGAAGTGTTACAAAAACATTTACAAGTGCTGAACAGTTTTCTAAAATAGAAATTGGAGATAACAATGTAATTCAGATTTACGATGTTCGTGACACAAGTGGTAACAAATGGTATGAAGTACCATATCTTGCACAAGAAATGGTTTATGTTGATTATGCTAATACAGAACAATATGATAAAGATTTAGCACAATTTAAAGATTCGGTTCCAAGTATTTTAAAATTAACAAAAACATCGAGAAGATTTACGGTTCAAGTAAATGAAGATAATACTACATCATTAGTATTTGGTGGAGGTAACTCTACTACATCAGATGAGACATTAATACCTAATTTTAAAAATGTTGGATTAGGATTGAATTCATCTATTGATAATCTTGGAGCATCATTCGACCCTTCTAATTTTTTAAAAACTAAATCATACGGTCAGGCACCGGCAAATACAACATTAACAGTTAGATATTTAGTTGGTGGTGGTGTTGAATCAAATGTAAGTGCAGGTGAATTAACAACGATAGATAGTATAGAATATGACGAAGATACTACTATTTTTGATGCAGCTGAATTATCAATATATAACTCATACAAATCATCAATTGCAGTTGAAAATGAAGAACCTGCAACAGGTGGTAGAGGTTCGGAAACTATTGATGAAATTAGAGAAAACTCTTTAGCTAACTTTGGTTCACAGAACAGAGCTGTAACTCGTAACGATTATCAAGTACGAGCTTTATCATTACCATCCAAGTATGGTGGAATTGCAAAAGTATATTGTGCACCAGATGGAGAATTGGATAATAATTCACCTTCATCGATTCTAACAGACCCAAACTCTTTACAACAATTTACTGAGTTAGTATTATCATTAAAAGAAAAAGAAGGTATAACTGAAAAAGAAATACAGAATCAAGTAAATACATTCTTATCAGGAAAACAATCTGATTCTAAAGAGAAGAATAATCCATTTGCAATTAACTTATATGTTCTTGGGTATGATTCTACTAAAAAATTATCTACACTTAATCAGGCAATTAAAGAAAACCTAAAAACTTACTTAGGTGAATATCGATTGTTAACAGATGGTGTAAATTTATTAAATGGATTCATTATTAACATAGGTGTTGATTTTGAAATCCGTGTATATGGTGGATATAATAAACGAGAAGTTCTTGTTAAGTGTATTTCAGAGATACAAAACTACTTTAATATTGATAATTGGACTTTCAATATGCCAATAAACCTTTCTGAATTAGAATTGATTATTGCAGGTGTTGAGGGAGTACAATCAGTACCAAAGTGTGAAATTGTAAATAAGTGTAAAGGTAGTTATTCGAATGTTTCATATAACATTCAATCGGCAACTAAAAATAAAATGGTATATCCTTCATTAGACCCATCGGTGTTTGAAGTGAAGTACCCAAACAAAGATATAAAAGGGAGGGTTGTTTAATGTATCAGTTTTTAACAGCATCAAAAGATGCAACCATATACTTACAACAACCAGCACAGAATACTGGTTTAGATGAGATATTAGAAGTTTCCAAAACTTATTATGGAAACTTAAAAGATATTGCACATTCGTTAATTAAGTTTGATACCAATTCATTATCATCATCACTTGTAAGTGGTGAGGTAACTATGAGTTCGGCAGAATTAATTCTAAGGGAATGTGAATCTTCTGAAATACCAGTTGATTATACAATCTTCGCACATCCAATTTATCAAGATTGGGATATGGGAATCGGAACTCGTTTCGATGAGATTTCTACTGATGGTGTAACTTGGAATACAAAAACCACAGGAACTGATTGGTTAGAAGGTGTATATGAAAGTGGTACAACTGGTTCCTTTAATGGTAAAGGTGGTACGTGGTACACTTCATCAGTTGCAACCCAATCATTCTCATACGAAACTTCAGATGTAGTTATGGATGTTATTACTCCACTACAATCTTGGTTAGATGGCTCACTTCCAAATAATGGATGGATTATCAAACACGATTCTAATTTAGAAAATGATACTGAAGATTATGGACAACTAAAATTCTTTGGTAAAGAAACTAATACAATCTATCAACCTAAATTAAGAATTGGTTGGGATGATTCTACCTTTGAGACTGGTTCTCTTACTGAACTTACCTCTGATGATATTCACGTAACGTTTAAGAGATTAAAAACAAGATATAAGGTTGGTAGTTCACCTGAGATTAGAGTGTTCGGTAGAGAGAAGTATCCACTTAAAACATATACTAATCTATATGCTTACAACGATGTGAAATTCTTACCTTCAACTACTTATTATCAAGTGAAAGATGTAATTACTGATGAAGTGATTATTCCTTTTTCAGATTATACAAAAGTAAGTTGTGATTCTAATGGTAACTTCTTTAAACTCAATTTAAAAAATTGGGAAACACAAAGAGATTATTATTTAGAAATCAAAGTTGAAAGAGATGGCGTGGTTGAATACTTTGAAGATAAAGATTTAACTTTTACAATAGAAAAGTAATAAATGGCAATAGATAATCAATTTAGAATAGGTGAGTTAATCAGTAGTGGTTCTCGTGCTATCGTTTCCAAAGACGAAGTATCGGGTAATCATACATTTACCATTGGTTCTAAAGAAACAGTTGATACCCCATATCCACATATCAAAGGTGAACGAGATGGTGAATTAACTGGTAGAATTGAAAAACCAAAATATACAGAAGAGGAGCTTGTAAAGGCAGTTGATACTGAGGTTGATGAACTTATTGGCCCACCAAAGAAAGAAAAACCACCAGTTGTTCCTAAACCATTATATGATGATTTAAGAAGATTATATGATGAACGTGGTGTTCGTATTAATGAATTGGAATCGATAATCCTAGACTTAGAAGCTGAAGTGGAATCACTTCGAGCTGAAGTAGAATCCTTAATGATTCAAATGGATGCATTATCATTACAAACTGCTGCAGCACAAAACGAGGCCCAAGCAACCAATGATAGATATATATCACTCCTACAAGATTTTTCAAGTGCAATTGTAAAGTCAACTAAAGAAGGTATTGAAAGAGTTTCTCTTAAAGCTCAAACAGAAGGTTTAATAGCACAGAAAGAATCTCTACGAGAGCAGTTAAAATCACTTAATTTAATTGTATCAAATTTACAATCTCAATTAAGTGGAGCAGCAGCAGAATCATCTGCAGCAGCATCAGGGTTAGTACCAACTACTTCTAATGAAACATTCTATGGATTTGAACAAGGACAACCAGTTGATGATGCATGGAAGGCTCAAGATATTGGTTGGACAACTATGAGAGATAACGGTGGTAAGAAAGATGGTTCTGCTGGTAAGGTTATTATTCAAAACCTTAGAGATGAAAATGTAC